CAAACAGCTGATGCGTACATGTTTGCATATGCCGAAGGATAGACCTTGAACTTTCGCTTCGCTGCCGCTTTACCTCTAGGACATAGTTTTGCCATTTTTAGCTCCTTTAGTTCTTCCAGCAACAACATCACCAAACGTAATTCTATTTCTTGGTGGTGCGAGTTTTGCTAATGATTTTTCTTTTTCTGTTGTAGGCACTTTACCTTTTTTAGATCCATTAGATCCAGCTTTTAAACCCATTCTACGGCCCATCATTCCGCCGCCCATTTTACCAACTCTTCCACCTTTGCTAAAATCTTCAGGTGCTTTAAAAATTTTTGTTATAACTTTTTTATTTTCTTTCATTACTTTTTTAAAATTTTTTTTCTTATCTTCTTTTTTTCTTTCCTTTGCTGCTTTTCTTAATTCAGTATTTGATTTAGTTTTTTTACTGCTTTTACCAAATGTAAAAGGCATACCATATTTTGATTCAAATCTAGTTTGCTCTAATTCAGCAGTTTTTCCTTTAAGTTTTCCTGCAGCTTTATCTAGAGCACTTTGAGCTTTTTGTATTTTTGTTTTATTTACTTTTGGTTTAGGTACTAAATATTGAAATACTTTTTGTCCTGTTTTTTTAAACATTATTTTTTTCCTCCGCCGTTTCTAAAAATTTGTGTACCCTTTATACCATATATTGACGCCACTACAAGGATCCACAAATTTGTGAACCATGATGGGAGCTGCGAGAACATATCGAAGAACAATTTTACTTTATCCATTGCTGTTGGGTCATCCGATATCACTGCCCAAGCGAGCACCAACACGGGCAAACTTAAAATTATCAAAACTGCCTCGTCTTTCCAGTCTGATTGTCTAGCTTCTAGCAATTTACCCTGGTAAGCTTCCTCACCACGAGCTTGTCGTTCAGCATGCAGCAACTGTGCATCTGACATTGCCATTTTTGCCTTCTGCTTGTTAGCGTATATTTTACTTCCAGCAGAGACGGCTAATTTAATCGCCGATAACCACATAATTAGTACGCTTTAGAGTTTCTTTTCTTTTCTGCTAACATTCTTTTCTGACCGCCAACTGGCATTTCAGGTTTTCCTGTAGCAATATAGTTAAATGCTTGGTCTGCAGTAGTTTTTGATCTAGGATCAATCTCAATGCTTTGTTCTGCAACTTTTACATCTTTGATTTTGTCAAGTTTTTGCATTTTTTGCTCCTTTTATTAATTATCGTCTATCATAACTTGTGCTTTTTGTACACCAGTCTTTGCAAGACTTACTCCAGCACGTAATTTAGCTAAATCTTCGTTCTGTTCCATCTTATCTTCAGCTATTTCTTGTGCTTGCATCAATTTTGCTCTGTTTAAATCGTTTTGAGCTTCGTCTTGTTTCATTTTTCGCTCGTTTTCCATCGCTCTAAGGTCAACTTCACGTGATTTTAGTTTTAATAACGGGTCAGAATCAAATTGAGAAGTAATTTTGTTCTCTTCTTTCATAAATTCTTCTGTCATTTCAGCAATTAACACTGCTTTTCTTGATTCAACTTGATTTGTAAGCATTTGTAACTGTTGTTGGACCTGTGGATCCATAGCAGCCATCTGTTGCATCTGTTGCATTTGCATTAATTGCTCTCTAAACTCTAATTGAACTTGTTCTTGAGCCATGATTGAGATGTGTTCAAGTATATTTTTTTGTATTGCAGCCATAACCATAGGATTATTTCTTACCATGTTGACAGACATGAAGTTTAAATGCGCTGTAATGTGTGCTCTATGGTCTTGACCAGGAAAAGCTTGAAAAGGTTTACCAGCTAAAGCATTAATATGTTCCATACTTGGGTCCATCGGTGCATTTGGTGCTGGTGGTGGTAACACTGCATCAACATCTTTTACACCAATTGCATTATACATGTTTCTGTATATTTGATACATGTTGTGTAGTTGTGGATTTGATGATGCTATTTGTAATTGTGTTTGTGCAAGTGTAATTCTTTGCGACATAGAAAATATATTTGGATCTGCAACAGGCACAATATCTATTCTGTCATCAAAATCTGCTTGCTTCACGTTTCTTGCACCACCCACAACATCGTATGGATATTCTGGTGGTAAGTATTGTGAAACTATTTTTGAAAGTAATTTAAATTCTGACTTCATAGCTGCATAACATCTTTTGTGTATTGCAGACATGACTCTTGAACCACGTTCTAGTAATGCAACAGTTGTACCTACAGCTGCTGCTTGGTTACCATCGCCCACTTGCATATCAGCAATAGCCGCGAATCTTTGACCAGCTTGTACTACAATACCAAGTAAGTTTAATAATGTTGGTGATGGTTCTTTGTATGGTAATGGAAAGAATGCATCACGTAAACTACCACCTGGTGCATCTACATCTTTAAATTCACCTGGTTGTATTGGTGATGCTTCATCTCTAACTCTAACACCTCTTTGCTTAAATCCTGCAGGTAGATTAGATAATGTTCCTGCATCAAGCAATTGACGGAGAGCCGCCGTTGCCGTACGGCTCAATCCGCCAATCATGTGAATGAGTCCAAAGCCATAAAATCCAAGTCCTGGCAGAAATTTGAAGTGGACGAAATATTGGATCTTATTTTTCTTTAGATCATCGGGCGCATAGTTCCTTCT